GTCTTCCGGCCCACCCCCCAGCTTGCCTCACCCCCCTAGGTGATAGCAGCGCCTAGCCTGCATCATGTAGGCACAGCCTTGATATCAACTGTGTATGTGTTACTCTTAACATTCTTGGACTTGTTGCCGGTCAGCTCTAACCACCATCCGCCTATTGGTCTTGCTGCTCTACCTTTCTCAACATGATAGCCATCTTTAGATTCATCTTTCCAAGTCGAGCAACGCAAGTACAGTTGCGGTGTTTGCTGGATCTTGCCGCGTGCGCTGACTCGGGTAATCACGTTCTCGTCACAATTGCGCCGATGGATGTGACCACTAACATGAATGTCGCAGTCATAGTCGCTGCGTGTACGGCTATGGTCTATCAGGCCTCTGGTTATCATTCCTCCGCCGCCGCTCCCATGCGCATAGTGCATCTTGATTATCTCTGATAATCCTTTAGCGCCAAACAAGCAGCCAATGACCACGAATCCCCAATAGGGACCAGACACGACTGGCGAGCCTTCACGCCTAAGATGCCCAACTAACTGTTGGTTCAGGTCAACCTGATGGTGCCGCCTGATTGCTGTTTCATGGTTGCCCAGGCTAATCATGGCCAGGCTGCTGGCATATGGCTTAAACCAATCGGCGCAGGTGTTTACAAGTAGGTCTAGATAGTTGCCGCCTCGGTGCTCATCACGCATGGCATCAGCGCTAGAGCGTTTATCCCATTTGCCTTGCATAGCACAGAAGTGATCGCCAAATGAAAATATAGGCGCGCCTTCGGCTTTGGCTATGTCTAATGTCTGCTTTAGCAAATCAAGCCGGCAATGCGCATTATCCCAGTGAATGTCAGCCAATAGCAAGATGCGGCGCTTGTGACCAGTGCCATCAAACTGGACATCCAAACGCCAAGCATGGCTATCAGTCTTTTCAAGTGACCACCATGGCTCGGCTGTAGCCATTACGCAAACACCGTAGTGACTACGGTAAAACTGCTCTCATCCGCAGCGGTATAGGCACCAGTGCCAGCCCAGTTGAAATAATGCGTGCCGGATACCGTCACATCAAAATCGTAGTAGTACACGCCAGCCGAGGCGCGGGTGATGGTGCCAGGGTAGTTGTATGTGGTGACTGTGCCGGCTGAATTCTTGACCTTTAGCACCACCGCTGTGGGATCGGCCACAACATCATTGAGGTCAGTGAATGTGGCCTGCAGCCTCAGCTTGTCGCCAATGTTGTATAGGCTGGTGCCTGTGAACGGGTCGAGTGGCATGTTTAACCGCCTCGGATGATGTAAGAAATAGATGCGTTCTTTGCTATCGTCGTCGTGATGACTGTGCTGCTGGAATGCTCAGTCACAATATTCGCAGGCTCCGCCGCACTAACCGAACCACCAGCCAACAGCCCATACCCAGCCAGTGCAAAATTAAGCCGGTCGGTAAGCCTGCGAGTTGGCAGAGCCTTAGCCGCGCTGTTAGCAGATCCGCCCAGGCTGGTGGACTGCGACAGGCAGAGATTCAGCTTGCTTGTGTAGCTCATGCCCACACCTGGTTGGGTATTGCTGGGTTTGCTGGGTCACGTTCGACGATGAACGGCAGAATCTGTGCTGGCAGCTCAATTTCTACCAGGCTCCTCACCATAACCCACCATTTGCCATCCTTAGCCATAACCGGAACAAGCTCACCGTTTGGCCCTTCGGTGGTTTCCCCGGTTGGCGCGTAATGCTCACCGATAACGCAGATGGCCAGATCTAGCGTGGCTTGAGTGGTTTGCCAATCACCTGTCTCTGGGTCTTGTGTCGAGTAGCCAAGCGCTTGGCCAATCTGTGCGGCCTGTGTTTGGGTGTCAAATCGCAACAGCACATCTTGTATGGTCATAAGGTTAACCCCTGCAATTGGGAGTTTGTTAGGCGTGTATTGTAGTAGCGGAGGCGGGATATGTGGCCGTTGATCTGCGCAGATCCTGAGTGAGCATGGCCAATGAAAAAAGTAGAAATGCTGGAAGTAGAAAATGAATTATTCCTACTATCAATTATTGATCCATTAGCCAAAATGACCGAGTCTCCAGACTTATAGCCTTGTGCCAATTTTATCGGTGTGTTTCTTGCCAATTGCTCCGATGTTGTGATGTTAAAAATGTCGGAGCCGCCAGCTCGTATTCTGTGACGCAAGCTGCTTAATGTCCCACTTGAAAAAATAAAAGGCGCAGCATTATTAAATGTTGCGCCATCGGAGCAAATTAAGAAGTAATTGTCAAATGCTGTAGTCGGGCCGCTCGAATCGCCCTCGAAGCAAACGCTCCCTTCGATTGCGTTATAAAACCCGCTAAAATCACCCCCAGTAATCTGACAAACATCTGCTGAGCGTGTTACCGCTGCTGTGGTGGTTGGGATGTAGCTGGTGGGGAATGCGCCTATTTCAACTTGCGCGCCGTAAATCAAAAGCCCTTTGGTCGGGTCGCCAACATATGCCGTGTTGTTGTCCGAATTAGCTGGACCGGCTTGAAAATATTGATCGACAGTTGATGACACAGTTCTAGTGACGCTGCAACGATACCATCCATTTCCTACCGCTGTTATTGTCGCTGTATTTCCTGCCGCGTTTGTGCCCACAACTCCTGTAGATAGATTAAACCAAGTATAATAGAGATTTGGACTGTCGTAAGCAATTAACTGCAGCCAACTTCTTTCCTGCGCTTTAGCAAAAACCGAATAAGTAAATGTAGATGCTGAAGGGGTAATAGTGTTGTACACCAGATGCCGCTGGTTACTTGTAGTCGTTTCAGCTATTCTGAAAGCGTTTGTCCCGCCAGCCGGATCGGTTTCACTAGATGCTGCAATAGTCGAATTAAAAGCTGCCCAAGCTGCGTTTAATTGGTTGCTGCTAAATGTGCAAAGATTCGTCCTCTGCTCTTCAATCAACAGCCCCTTACTAATCCAATTCGTTCCATCGTAAACATGATCGAATCGTGGATCGTTTACTGCTGCTGAAGTCAATACACCGGATGAGTTGAAATATGTCCCAGTCGATGCCCGGCTAAACGATGGCGTGATTCCGCTAGTGCTGGTAAGCGATAGGCTGGATGCAAAATTAAGATCCAGAGTTGCTAGAGCCCCAGGCGGATTTACCCTGAATCCACTCAGCCCCAACCCAATCCCAGTGCCAATCATCTCACACCCCCGGCTAGTGCCTATGCTAAGAAGGTCACGCATTAGCCACCTTCCTAGTACAGATTGATGATGCTTGTGGCTGTCGTGCTGGTGCTTTTAACCCTAGTCACACGCACCGGCAGAATGCTTCCACCTGGCACAGCCGTGAAGGTCACATCGCCACCACCGGCCATGGTTACCACGATGTTGCCAGCCCCGCCCACATAGAGCGCGCGGCTTGTAAATGCCAGGTCGGTTGAGTCGCTTGGCGTGACTGCTGTGGCATTGTCCGCCGGGCTCGTCAAACCTTCTACAAAACTACTGTGTTGATCTGCCATCTTAGTACTCCTCGATTAATGCTAGTACATCCGTTTGTTTCGCTGCGGTCATTGTTGCCAGACAACCAACCTTCAAGATGTAGCCATTCTTTAGCGGCAGGATAGTCCTGTTGTTCAAATCCCTCGGCAGCCCAGGTAACAGGCTAGATCCTAGAATATCCACGGTAGCCGCCGCGCCATCGGTGCCACTGGCTAGCGCCACACGCACTGTGCCAAGCAGGAAATCCGTAGTGCCATCGTTGATGGCAATCTTCAGGTTTACCGCTGCCGTGTCTGTGGTGGTGGCCGTGATGCTTTTTACCACCGCATCATCTGTGCTGGCTGTGTAAAGGGTTACAAAGGTGGTGGTGTCTGCGCTAGTTAGGCGCTTGCCTAGCACATTGATTTCTTGGGTGAAATTTAGATTAGTGCTCTTAGCCATTACCTATCCTCGGTTGCTGTTTTTATGCTGTGACATGAATGACAAAGTGGCTGTAGATTCTGCGGGTCAAGCCGTGCTCCGCCTTTGCGAATTGGCGTGATGTGATCCACCTGGCTAGCGCCTTGGCCGCACTTCACGCACAGCGGTGACCGCCGCAGAACCATCAGCCGCAGATTCTGCCAGGTGCGGTCGTAGCCTCTGGCGTGTGCGCTCTCGCGTGGTACTTCCGCCTTGGGCACGGTTAGCCTGGCGTGCGGTGGTCGATGCTGTGGAATGCGGTTGGCCATGCGTTCAGTCTGCTAGATGCCCAGCACGATCAGCCAATATCCAGCCGGGTGATGCGAATGATGTTGCTGTCAGTTCTGGGAATCGGGTGGCTGGCCTCGATTATTTCCGAGTAGAGAAATAGCTCTTGCTGCCGACTCGTCACGCTGTCAACGAACGAATCATCACGATGCCACAGGCCGTGTAGAGCTTGATGCCTGCGCTGAAGTGCTGCTAGTCTGGCACGGCTTTTTGGCAGCGCATGGCTGGCTCTTGGTGGCGCTGGTGGCTCGCCGTATAGCTCTGGTGCCAAGATCTCGCACACATCAGCCAGCATCTCTGCCGGCATGTTGGGAACCTTAAGGATTAGTTGCTCAATAGCAAGCTCGATGCGCCATAGCCGCTGCTGTGGTTCTAGCAGTAGTTTGCCAAGCCAGATGATGGCCGCTTCGGGTAACAGTCGCTCGTCTTTGATTTGCTCGATGCGCTTGGCCATCTCGGCGCGGTCAATGTGTGCCATGTCCGAATGCAGACCGGGAACTACAGCGACGATGCCCTCCGAATTCTCAACCTCACTTGGTTCGATTGCAGGCGCTCCGACTGGAACTGAACTACCACACGCCGGATATGCTGCGTGCTGTCGTCCGCCAGTACCGAGCGGTACACCAGAAAATCGAGCAGCGGTTTGACAATGTTGTCCAGGTCGCGCTGCCGGTATTGCGGACCAGGGAACAGATCGATCTCGACACACACCGGGTACGCGCTCCATGGTCGAAGACCTCCCGCTTGAATGAATGCCAGATCAGCCTCCTGCTGCCACCGTTTGTAGCCGGTCGAGCGGTAGACTCTGCCCCGCCCCGAGCGGTACATATTGTTAACGCTCGGCGGCGCAGGCAGCCAGAGTTCTACGCACTTTACCACTCCAGATCTTCTGCATCACGCTCTATCAAATCCTCGTTTAGGTTGTCGTTCTCGGCGTTCAGGCGTTCGATCTCGGCTAGCAGATCCTGCAGCACCTTGCGCAGCTCAGGGTCTGGGTAATACTGGGCGCGGCTCTGGATTTCCAGTAACCGCGCCTTGCTCATGGCTGGTATTTCGTGCATGTCTAACCTCATGTTTGTGGCATGATCAGTGTGTAAATCTTGCCTGCCGAAAGCGTCACCGGCCCATTGCCGCGGGTCTGGAAAATGACCTCTTCCTCGGTGTCAAATGCCTCCAATGCCTCAAGCAAAAACACCGGGTTTAAACTGACATGCGCTTTGCCTTCGCCTGCAAAGAACGCTGTGATCTGGCTACTTCCAGCAGTCGCAGACCTCCCACCCAAAACCATGGCGGCACCACCCGGCCCGGTTGCGCCTAGTTGCACATCAAGGCGCAGGCTTTCCCGGTCAACCATCACCTGTGCCTGGCGCACCGCCCGCGCCAATTCGGCAGGCGCAAAGCCTCGCCATGCTGTGCCTCCATCCTTCGGGATAACAGCCTGATAATCAGGGTATTTCCCTTCGACCAGCAGGGTTTTCATTTTAAACCCATCGTTGGTAGATAATGTCATGCCTCGCTTGGAAAACACTAGCCGCACAAGGCCGGCAAGATTTCCTGCCATGCGCCAGGCACTGGCCGGAACCACTGCCGAAATCACCCCAGTAAAGTCAGCCTGTTTGGTTACCTTGGCTAATCGCCGGCCATCGGTAGCCACAAAATCGAGCGTATGGTTTTGCCCAGATACAAACACGCCCATCATGGTGAACCGCGCCAAATCCTTGGCCGCTGCGTAGCTGGTCGATGCGATTGCCCTGGCTAACTCCTCGCCCTCGATGCGCACCTCAACACCTTCTAGATCTTCGCAGCTTGGAAAGGCAGCGCAATCCTGCAGCGGTAACTCAAACCGAGCGCCACCAGCAGACACAGCCAGAACCTTTTCCTCTATGACAAACTCAACTTGGCCGCAGTCGCTGCGCTTCAGGATCTCAGCCAGCCTCGATGCGCTGACCAATACCTTAAACTCTTCTGTGGTGTCGCCCTCGATCAGGCAGCGCAGGTGTTGCTCCTGGTTCGTACACTCCACAGAAATGACCAAAGGCTTCACATCGATCAGCACACAGGTCAGCACTGGCCGGTTGACATCTCGGCCAACAGCCGGCATCACCCTGGTCAATGCACCCAGTAAATTGGCCCGATTAAATTTCATGCTAGCCCTCCCATTCAATCCCTAGGAACGCCTGCAGAACCCCCCGCAAACGCTCCACCTCGCCCACCAACCTCACCACTGCGGTGAGTGCCTCGTCTAGCTCGCCGATCTCATCAGTCGGTCGAGCCTTGATTTGCGCCAGCTCTTTAAGCCGGCCCGCTGCCCACGCCCTTATCTGGGCCAGATGTTCCGGGTCGTCGCTTTGGTATTTCACGTCTCACAAGCTCCCGTGCGGCCTCAATTTCTTTCTGACTTCGGCGTAACCACTGGTCGATAGTTCGCATGTGTGCCATGTTCGGCCAGTCCACTCGCATCCTCTCGCCAGAATCTTTAATCAGATTCGCCGCGTTGATCAGGTGCATCACTATCTGCTCGTAGTTCTCGAACTCCATTGCGCGCCTCCAGCGCCGCTAGTAGCTGCTTGATTACCGGGTGCCGGTCAGGACACAGCCCGTAGTGCCGTGCCAAATTACGTAGCGTTTCAACCTCACCCATTTTTTTGGGCCAACTTTAGACGTTTTAATCGTCCACGCTCGCCAGACAGCTTGCGCTCGTGCAGTAACTGGTAACTGCACTGGCAGCAGTAAAGATTTTTATTCAGGTTGTATTGCTGAGCCCCGCCACCGCAGCGGATGCATTTGGTTGTCTGAATCAATTCCCCTGGCATCGCGCTGGCACACTTGCGGCGTGCAATCGTCAAGTGCTGGCAGATGCGCTGGTGGCTGACGCCATAGTGGTCAGCGATTTCCCTAATGGTGTAATCCTTTGCCAAGCGCTGCAGAATATCAGCCTCTTGCGGTGTGCAAAATCCTAATGCCTGCTTGGTCACCATGGCGGCATCCAGCCCATTCCAGTGATGATCTCGGCCTTGCATATCGAGCAAACTAACCTCTGCATCAAGCGAGTATTTAATGACTCGGCCCCTTTTCCCACGCTTGAAATAGTCGTTCAAATGCCCACGCCTGCGGTATACGAAGTGATCTAACACCGTTGACAATTTGCCACGCGCCGGGTCGTGATACTGCACAGCCCGCACCAGCTGAACCATCACCTCGCTCTGCCAATCGTCCTGGTCCATGCCTAACGGTGGTCTATATTTTCGCGAGAGAAAATAGACCAGCCGCAAGTTTTCCTCGACCATCAACTTCTGCTCAGGGGTCAATGGCTCATTCGTTTTCTTCTGATTCGTCTGGTTCGCCTGCATCGTTACAATCCGCCTCCACCTCGGCCATTTCAGAACAAACATCCAAGTGAGTAGCTAATACACGAGCTTGCTGATGTGTCATAAGAAAGCAGGCAGTTTCCTGACCATCTCGCAACAATGTCATCAGCACCTGCCCTGGCTGCAGTGTGTCCACTGTGGTCACAACTTCTAAAAGTCCTTCGTCCACTTTCAAACTCATCCGCTCTGCCATGGTGCGCCCTCCCCTGGGGAATAAATATTTTGGCCACCTCTACTCACGAAGCGCACGCTCGGCCCACTCCGGGTAAAACGTCTGGCCTCGGCATTCAACTGCGGTGTAGGTCCGTATAAACTCCCGCAGTCTTTCCACCTGGGCGATTAGCTTGGCGATCTTCTCTTCTTGGATTTGCTCCAGATTTTGCTCTGTCATTGGTTTACCCACAGATGTTTGCTGAAATGCCTGACCGCCTGCATCGCGACCACCCTGCCATTTGCCCCGGTGTAAACACCGACCACCCGCGAGTTCACCATGGCTCGCCATTTGGTTGGCTGCCCTTTACGGATTGGCGCAACTGTGCCAAGGATTTTTCCTTGCCATACCCATGCGTACTCATGGCCAAATTCGTGTGGGTATCTCTCGACTTCTGGTTCCATTTCCTACCTCTTACTACTTTATTTTTAAGCCAACCGGCCAGTTCTTCGTCAAAGAAATCGACAATTTCAACAACAAGAAAAATCCAGTTAATTGGGTTTAGCATCACCAACTCCCGGCAGCGGTTTAATAATTTTGTTTATGTACTGAACTCTAATATCTTCATTTCTGAACACAAAAATTGCCGTGGAAATTAAGAAAAACGCAACAACAACGACCACGCTCCAAGCCGAAAACTTCAGCCAGAACATCAAAGACTTTTTCCAGCTTTCGATTGCGGTAACACGCTTTCGCACCTCATGCAATTCGTGATATCTGCGCGCGGCATCGCCGTAATAGTAGTCCAAACGGCCTTTATTTTCCGCAAGTTGGTGCTGGACCTTTTTCCAGTCGTCAGCAGAGATATTAATCGACTCGTTCATTGCCCATCTCCAGTCGCCCAGTGAATAAACGCCTTGACAGTCGGCCATATGTGCGCAGAAAGAGCTCCTGCGAAAAATGAGATAGCTGCAATCATCACGACAGCGACACCCACGGCTTTTATTCCTAGTGCTCTAGCTAAATCGTTGCCGGTCATCACTCAGTATCTCCCGGCAGCCTTTCAAGTATTTGCATTTGGCGCTTGTGAATAGCCAAAGCCAGATCCTCAGCAAGTCTCTTTATGGCTTCATGCCGCTGGTTTTCAGGCTTATCTAACACTTCGTCTAGTTCCCTCCAGTAGCTATTCCAATCACTATTCATCACTCATCTCCCAGCACTTCCCACAATTCGTAATCCGCAGCGCTCAGCCTTATCTTGGGATCTTCTATAACCATCTGCAGACTGCGCTGCTGGTGCCTTTCGATTGCTAACCGCAGGCGCCAGATCTCCTCATCACATGACTCGCGCACCACGCTCATCAAGTCGGCCAAGATCTGATCTGCTCGTGCCTTCTGCTCATCCGTTAACATTTTGATACCTCGCAATAATCGCCTCGACTGTCTTCTTCCAACTCGCCTGCCCATGCTCTTGCTCCCATGTCGCCATCTCGGCTGCCACCTCGACTCGGCGCAACTCTTGGTGCGTCTGCCAGTGCGGGTTGCGACATTCGTATTCTGCAAAGCTCATCACCTGCTTGGGATCTGGCTGTGCGTTGGTCCATTTGCCATGCACATGCCGGCCCAGTCCGCAGTCGCAAGTCACCGCCATGGTGCGCCTCGGCTTCAGCCATTCCGGTCCAGACACAAACTCAACATGCGGCAGACCGATCACCCAGCCACAGTCACCGCAGCGATGGCACCGAGTAGCCTTGGTCAGTTCAGCCAGGCGGGATTTTTCGGTGGCCTCGCGGATTGATAAATCTTGCCGCCGCAATTCACTGCGCAGTGCATCCAAAAACTGAGTCGGGAACTGCGGCACCGGGTTATGCCTGGAGATTGCCTGAAGCGCAGACACTAGCTCGGAGTTACTCCGGCCCTCGGCATGGAACAGTACCGCCCAGGTGCCGAGTGTTCGCTGCCACTCTGGAGAGTTGGCACCGAATAGCGCCGCAAATAGGTCTGACCACCGAGTGGCACTCAGCCGCTCCATCACTGCACTAGCCATGCCTCACCTCAAGTCTTGGTGCCGGTGGAATTTCCCCATAGATTTCAGCCGCCAGATGTGCCGGCATCATCTCGCTCGCCAATGGCTTTAATTTGCGTTCTGGCGCACGATCAAAAAAGGTGGGAGCTTTGGTCGGCTTAGGCGTGTTTGTCGCTCTAGAGAGCCAATTAACAAGGAAGCGTGGCATGCCGCTTGCAGTCTTGCGATTGTCTGGGTTGGCTTCGATCCACAACAGCGCCTTGCGGCATTCTAAAACAATGTCTATAGCTGGGTAAACTGCGCACCATGCGTTGACTTGATTCTGGCGTAGATCGTAGCTGTCTTCTGGTCCGTCTGTGGGGTAGCTGAGGACGATTTGGGAATCATCCTGCTGCTTCTCTTTTTTCTTCTTATTATCTCTATTCTTATTCTTTTCTAGGCCCGCAGAGCTTCCGCTCGGATGCGGACACGATGCGGACATTTTGCGGACATCATTTTTGCGCTTGGATTCGGATGCTCTACGTTTAGCTGAAGCGCCGTTATGTGCTAGGTAGTTAACGAGTTGCAGCCCTTCTGGTGTGCCAACTATCCAGCCTACCTGCGACAGTTCCTGAGTCAGATTTGGCGTTTCTGTCATGCGATCCAGTGCCGCTGGTGTCATGTTCCGCAGCAAATCACCATCGGCATGGCTATCTGCAACGGACCAAAGGTGGACAAGTGCGCCCAAGACGTGGACACTAGGCAGACACAATGCGGACGCAATGCGGACAACATGCGGATGCGTTGCCAGATGCGTGCGGACCTTGATCCAGTTCATGGGTTTTTCCTTAAAACCTTGCCACAATTCCAAAGCTGGAAAAGACTAGGCAAAACTTCTCAGCATTCCCGCCCACATAAATGCACACCTGCCCCTGCACTGGCGAGTTGGCCGGCTTGCCGTTTTTATCGTTGAACTTGACGCGGCCTCGAACAAAGCAGATGGCCGTGGCCACTGAAGCTATTTCATGGAACCACTGCGTATCGGTTGCGTTGTTTACCAGGACAATTGCTTGCGATAGGTTGGCTGTTTCCTCAACCAGCTTGGCCGCAAACAAGCCGACAGATTCCTTGGAATACGGAGGGTTAAGCCAGACGTTCCCGCGCCATTCCTTGATTAGTCCGTTTTCATCTATCGTGAAGTACTGGCTAGCCTGAACCGTTTCCTGCGCCAGTTCACAGCTTGCCGGGTCCAAGTCAATGGAACCCATCACAGTGCGTGCGGCCTCAATGTATTTAGATGGCGTGTACCATTCATTTTCCACGCTGTTGTGGGAGACATGGCAAGGGTCCGCAAGCTTCAGCAATCCAGCCTGGGTAACCTCCCGCTGCTCATCGTTGCATTCTCGAATGTATTCCTCGAACGTATCCTCATTAACCTTGGCCTCTTTCTGCCAACGGGATGATTGCTTGTATGAAACGCCAAAGGACTCCAATGGTGCCCCTGACATCGTGTCAGGGGCAGATTTACCGTGCTGGTTTACCGGCTTCTCCATCGCAGCCAGCAATTCCCCGGCCCGTCTTTCAGCCCGCAGCTTTATTTCTGAGGCTGAATTAGCAGCTTCAAGGCTGTCTGATGCCGCCTTGATGTAGATGCGTAAAGCTTCAGCCTGATCCCTGATGCGCAAAACATCATCAAGGTTCTTTGCGGATACCAATGCCAACTTAGCCTGGCTTATCCTTGCCAATGTTGTCGTTTCAGTAGCCATGGATTGCACCGAAAAATGGCAGGCATTGCTGTGTTGGTTTAAAATTGGGATCGTTTAAGGTTCCTTTTGCCCATCGAGGCAGCAGCCATTCTTCATGCTTGTCTTGAAATCCAAGCATTCGGACATGCTCAATAATCATGCCGCTTGGAAACTTTAGCTTCCCATTGTTATGTGTCCGCTTGTGGCATTCAGAGCAAAGCGTTTGAAGATCTCTCATTTCCTCGCAGAAAAGGTTTTCATAGGTTAGGTGATGGCATTCAAGGCTAGCTTCTGTCTTGCAGGTTACGCAGCACCCGCCATCTTGTACCCTTCTTGCTTCCCTAGTCTTTCGCCAATGGTCCGACTTGTAGTAGGCATCCTGTATTTCCTTGGTCAACTTGAGCTTGGTAGGAATTTGGTCAATGTCATCTAATCGGTACGGGTTTTTAAAAGAGCCATCGCCAGAAATAATAAAGCCGTAACAATTGCGTAGCTGCTCGACAGTAGGCGCAAGCCTGCTACCCTTGCCGAGGATTCCGGTAACTTCACATTCGGTTTTTCTAAGTTTTTCTCCTTGGCGAAGGTGTGCCAATATAAGTTTTTGCGCTTCAATCCTTTCATGGTGTGCCCTAGCTTCCATGTTCATACGTATTCCACCTCCGAAAATAGAGACTTGTTTTCAGATTTGGCGTTCTTAAGATTCAAAGATGCCTGCTTCCAATAGCTTTCCTTAAGCTCGCAACCAACAAACCGCCTACCCATCTGCAGAGAAATAAAGCCTTCAGAACCAATCCCAGCAAATGGTGATAGGACAACATCGCCAGGGTTGGACCACATCCGCAGTGCTCGGCGAATCACCTCAAGCTGCAGTGGGCAAATGTGTCGCTCGTCTTCTTCTTCGCGGCAGCTTCTCCGCTGCAATGTGTCCGATGCGTTTATGTCCATCCACACAGGCGAAGCAAACTTCTGCCATTCAGCAACAGGGAACTCTTCAGGCTTGTGACTGACTGGGTTGGCGTTCACGCCTGGCTTACGGCAGACAACCAGATAATCCGGTATGCCTTGCCGGCTAATGGTCGAGTCTTTTCTGAGTTGTTTCCACAGCAGGCCGATAGCTTTGGTTCTCTGCATTGCTGTGACTGGGTCTTTCCAGATGCAGACTTCGCTGTGATAAATCCAGCCTTCTTCAACATGAATGCGAATAAGCTCGCCACGGAAATCACGCAGGCCTATTTCCCCATGGTGCGCCTTGCTGCTTGGCAGCAGCATGCAATGAAACGCCGTCAACCTTCCCGGCTTGGTGACGCGGTAAAGATTGCGCACCAAGAATCGGTACTGCTCTAAAAACTCCTTATCTGTCTTGGTGTTTCCCATGTCACGAGGTGATGCGCTGTAAGTGTACAGGCTGGCAAATGGTGGAGAGTAAACCGAGAAATCAATAGAATTGCTAGCCATTTCTGCTGTCTCTTCGACGCAGTCGCCAAGCCTCATTTGCCATCCTTCGCCTTCCTCAACCTGTCGCTTGTGTTCCACCTGAATGCTCCTCCCATCTTTAAGTTCATCCGTGACAAAAACCGATGCTTCCGCAATCATGCGGTCGGCCATTTCTTTAGCCTGCTTGTCTTTGCGCTCAATGTTTGCAACAACATTTCCCTCAATGTCAGCCGCCACAAACCACACATCGACATGCCTTTTCTGACCAAAGCGCCAGCACCGGCGGATGGCTTGGTAAACCTGTTCCCATGAATCATTTAGGCCGACAAAAACCATCTTGTGGCAGTGCTGCCAGTTAAGGCCAAAACCGCACATAGATGGTTTGCCAATAAGAATGCGGATTTCTCCGCTGGCAAACTCACGTAGGATGCGTTCCTTGGTTTCCTCGTTCTGGTCGCCGCGCAACTCAACCGAACCGGGAATAGCTTCCGCCAAGGCTTCGCTTTCGCTGTTGAGGTGGCACCAGATAACCCAATGTTCAGAGGTGTTAGACTGAGAAACAATTCCAGCGGCTTCAGTCACTCTCCTATCTACGGTTTTGCGCTTGGCAGCCAGCCTTTCCTGTAGGGTTGCTGCTTCTATTACGAACAGTTCGCCAGGCATGACGCTGTTGCTGGTAATGGTTGCCAGATGTTGGCGCAGTTCTGGTAGCTTGTGGCGTGAACCATCAAAACCAATATCTTCAGGTGACTGAAGCAGACATGCCCAGGAGCAGACCCACTTCCAGAACGCTGTGGTGGCGTGTCCCTTTAGCCGCCACTTCTGGGTTTCCCCGCCATCATGAACAAAATAGGTGGCCAGCATTTCCGCTCGGGTACAGACACCCAGAAACTCGGCATGGCTGGCAAGCTCCATCCAGTCATTAGGTGCTGGCGTTGCTGTGCTGGCTAGCCGGTAATCAATGCCAGCGGCAAACTCAATTAAATCTGCCTTAGTCGCACCATCGTGGTGCTTGATAATGCTCGACTCATCCAGAACAAGGCCTGACCATTCCTCATCCCTAACCATGTGCAGCTTGGCGTAATTAGTCACATAAATGCCAGGTCCGCCAATGTCCTGAGACGTGCGGATCTTGTTGACCTTTATGCCAAACAGCTCGCCTTCACTTACAATCTGGTCCGACACCGCCAGCGGTGCCAAAACTAAAACGCGCCACTTTGACCAGCGTTGAACATTCTCGGCCCACGCCAACTCCATTAGCGTTTTACCCAAGCCGGTACCAGCAAAGATGCATGCTCGCCCTTTTCGCAGTGCCCAACGGATGATGGCTTGCTGGTAGTCAAAAGCTTCGGAAGGCATAAAGCTTTCCAGAATCTGATTGAATGTGACCGCCCTATCCTTTGATGCAATAAATTCCAAGTATTCAGACATGACTTCCCCCTTACCCCCAATGGGTTTGCGCTTTTTAAATTGTTTCAACCTTGCTAGTTTTTCTGTCCGCTAACCCAAACTTCCCAGCACTCTTTGCAGACTGGCCGACCAGCTAGGAACGGTCCCATCTCGACCAGATAGCGCTGATCTACCAGCGTGGCCACCTGTCGCCAGCGCCTCCAGTTGCCGGTGACGATGCCGCGCCCGCAGTGGTGGCACACCCGCAGGCGCAGCGCCGAGGGCAGATAAAGAGATCTGCACTCAGCGATGTCTGGGCTGGTTTCATCAGTCCAGTACTCCGATTTGTCGGCTTTGATCTCAGCCATTGGCTGGCTCCGCATCACCGCTGAACGGGTCGTAGTTATCGTCGGACTGCTGCGGTTGCTGTGTCAGGCCACCGCCTTTAAGGAATTCGATGACAGCGCTGGCACCCTTTTTGTCCAGCTTGTCTGATGGTCCAAATCGTGTAACCAGTTCCGCTAGCTGGCCTGCGTCCAAATCCTTGGTCAGCATCTTCAGCATCCCGCGCTGCTTCGGTGTGATCAGGTTGTAGTCGGCAGGCTGCCGGTCCATCGGGTGCCGCACTGGTGGCATATCCTCAACCGGCTCGGTGTGAGCGACTTCGACCGGGATTTCTTCAGCAGGCGTAGTGCTGAGGCTGGCATCGATCAGAGGCACCAGAAAGGCCAGCGCAGAACGGCAGGCTCTCGATGTGGCTCGGGTCTGCGCCATCGCTCGGCGTGCGTAGCGTGCACGATTCGCCCAGGTGCGCTCGTCAGTGCCTACATAGCCCTCAGCCCTGGCAATAATCTGGCCATCGTCAAGCCGCACCAGACTGCACACAGCACGGCAGTCGCCGTTGTCAAGTTCCTGCACCTCATCGATGCGCGGTGAGTAGCCGCTAAGGTTAGCCAGCGCCTGCCAGCCTTCAGCCTGGATGTATTTCTTACCCTGCAGCATCACGCTGCAGCGCAGCACGATTTCCCGGCAGGCATTCGCCACATTTTGGTTGCGCAGCATGACATCACGCGGCTGAATTTCGCCATTAACTGGCACCAGTGCAGTACTCATCGACGACCCCTCCCCTCGAAACATGCGAGAAAAATAGAAACCAACGCAAACACGCCCATCGAAATGACCAGGAGGATTGCTGCGATGTGACCAGCCATAAAACCTCCGCAGAAAAAACACCGGGTGGACTGCCAGCACCACCATTCCCGGAACACAGGTAAACCGGTTCTTGATTCCGCATCATGCGAAGGCACTTAGACGACGGTGTGGCTCGTTAATACCTGCAGACGCAAACCCAAAGGCCGTTTGCCATCTGTGCAAATCCGCGCTCCCTTGGCAGCAGGCGGCCACGGTAGCAGCAGTTGGCTTCGGCAGCGGCTGGAGTAGCACCCATGCCGATTCCTTCGTAGCCGTTGTACCCACCGAAGTGACGGAAGCGGCCAGTGGACACAATCAGCACGGCAACGCCCTGCGCTGTACTGGTGTCACCTGCTGGCTTAGCCGCTGGTGCTACCACTGTGGCAGTCGCCTTGCGGTGAAAAACACCGGCATCAGCCTGTGCAGCTACCGCAAAAACAGCAGCAAGAGTAAGAAATTTTTTCACTTTTCAAATCATCCTTGAATGTGCTGCAGGTGGCGTGACCTGCTGCGATACCAACGCCCCACGCCGGGTGTTCTCTAGTTGATCCTGGCACTGCTCGGTTGCTGCCAGTAGTCGGCGCACCGCTGACTCGATGCGCTGGTCAACAAACCATTCGGACCACATGGTGTCTGCTAGTACCTGTTCGTAACTCATGGTTATCTGCCCTCAGTCGTCAGAGTTTTCGGCTCGGTAACATGCGCCGCAGATGTCTGACCCGTACCCATAGGCCCCAGATAAGATTGACCCGCAGCGCCAGCAGGCGCAGACCTGAACTTTTTGCGCTGGACTGTCACTGCTGGTGGTGCCACTATCCTGACCTTGCTTTTGGTCGGTGACGATTTCTCTATGTTCACCCAAATTTCAACTCCTCGATGTGTGATTTTAAATGGTTCGCCTGTTGTCACTGTGATGCAGAGCATGCTCTAACCTCCTGTTAGTTGCGGTAAATCCGCGCGGTAATGTCGCAATCCGTTGCGGGTGAATAACTAACTTGAACTTCGTAACGCATAGCCGAGCATCCAGTAGATGCGGCCAGCAAAATCAGCAGAATGCATGTGACGATTCTGCTCATGGTTAGCGCCCCTCTAGCTGGGCAACTCGCTCGCTCAGCGTTTCAACCTGGCTGATTAGCTTGCGGACATATGCGCTCATTTGGCGCTGTGTCAGATTTGAGCGTTCGCTTTTAAGCGCAGCGGCGTATTTCCTTTTGCCCGCTTGGCGTTGCCACTTCCAGTAGCGGACGCGGCGCTCGGAAACGGACTCGCCTGCTATTTCTAGAAAAATATCAGAACATATAGACATAGTTACACCACCAGAAACCTCGAGAAAACGAGGTCTTTTTAGCTTTTGCGGCTGGTAGGCTTAGGCTGCTAGATGATTTGGCGCAGCTAAAATTGACGGTTTGGTGCAATCGCATATAGAATGACGATGCCACCTAGCGGTGCGCAAGCTGAGGCCTCGGCCTTGGCGAGCTGGCAGGAGAGTCTCACTTCTCTTGCCAGCTTTTTTTATCGCCCTGGCTTTGACCGCTTGCCTTGGCTGGAGTTTTTCCAGTGAGCTTCTAGGTCTTCCGGATGCCAAATTCTTTTGGCTCCCAGCTTGGTGCCCTCTGGAAATTCACCAGCCGAAATCAGCCTCGAAAGTGTTCGCCGCGAAATGCCAGTCACCTGGCAAATGTCATCAGCAGAATACAGCCGAGGCAAATCGGCGTGAGTCAATCCTGTCCCTCCCTAACAAATTACTACAGACCCTGACTGGTTTTGACTTGGTTATGGTACTCAAGAAAAAACATAAAGCAACTTATCAAATTTAATTTGACGCAAACCTTTCATTGCAATGAGTTTGCTTACCCAAATACTTTGTCAATTTCACCTCGGCTTCTAATAGGGCTGAGGTGCGCATAGTGCTTAGACAGTACTCGCAGAGTTTTCCAACCACCCATGCGCTGGACGAGTAAGACGGAAACTCCTTTTTCCAGCAGTTCTGTAGTGCCACCATGGCGCAGGCTGTGAACCACGGCTATGCCTCGCTCTGTCTCATGCTCTATGCCAGAACTCTTCAAATCACGCCTAAACATGTGGTGGATGTTTAATCCACTGATACTGTGAAATAGTGGCACATTAGCCGGGCATTCATCAATCAACTGGCGCAATGGTTCCACTAGCCGTTTAGGCACTGGCACCTGTTGGGTTATTTTTGTTTTGGCGTGTTGAGCTCGTAACAGAATAGACGAATCGTCTTCGCCTAAATGCACATCAGACTTAGTCAGACTCAGCAGCGCACCGCGCCTGGCTAATGTCGCAAAGGCCAGAGCGTAAAACAAACCGCGCGGCCAAGGCGAGTTGGCTTGCAGCAAATCCACTTCGGCTCTGGTTAGTGGTCGGCGAACATATTTGGCGACATCCAATATTTTCGGAAACTCTGGCACTTGGCGTATCAGGTTGCCGGCCAGCAGCCATTTCATAAAACCTTTGAGCTGGATGACTTTTTGGATCTTGCTGCCATTGCTGAGAGGCAGACCATCTAGCCATTTCTCTAATTGCTTGGCGGTCAATTTTTTAACCCCGGCAAGGGAATCAATTTTCAGTTGCGCCAGCGCTCCGGCCAGCCGTGCCTGCGCCTCACGCAGGTATACATCCGTACATGTCCTTGCTTTGAGAGCCCAATATCTTGCAGTCAGGGCAGAAAATTTTTCGGTGGTGACGGTCGTAGCGCTGGAAATCCCCACGGAAATGCGTTCCTGCTCGGTTCTGAGCTTGGCCAATAGCATCTCAGCTGCAAGTTTGTCCCGGCATAATTTGACCAACTTGGTGCTGCCGTCCGCCATCCGCAGGCTGGCATACCACTCAGGCCGAACAACCTTAGCGCGGCCCGTAGGTGTGAGGTCGCACCAGACATCCTTGCCCCAGACGGTTAACATCGCCTGAGCAACGCCCTTGCTTACCCGCCTTTTTGCGTCTGGTGGCACGTCTCTAGTATCGTGTTTGCGTTTCATGTGCCTATTCCTGTGCCTACTGTATCGGCTCAGTATGACCCAGCTTGTCCACAGATTGCAAGCATTGTCTCGGTTTTTCTAGTGAATTTTTTGCACGACCTTAATAACTAGGTGGTTTGAACAATACAGCAACTATGCGGTACCTTGGTAAATTGCTGGGGTTTATTGCGGTTTTTTTGCAGTGTGCCTAGATGTGTGCCTGGCTAAACCGGCTAAGCATCAGCGCCGCATCTGCCAGCGCGTGCGGGTTGTGCTTGGTCCAATCTTTGAGGTGGCCGATATAGAAATGGCAGTCGTTGCACAGTGTCAGCAGGTTGGTCGGGTCTAGCTCGCGGCTGGCATCGAGATGAAATGGCACTAGGTGATGAACTTCAAGCTCTTTAGTAGTGCCGCAGGCAGCGCAGTACGGGTTGGCTCGGACCCAGCTCCTGCGGACTGCCGGCCATTTGCTGGAGCGGCTAGCGCCCCAGTATTCGCCGACACTCCGCAGCAACCTATCCCAAATCATTTGGCCAGATGCTTCAGCAGCGCCGAAATTGCAAACTCAATAATGATTGCCCAGGGGATGAGCGTGAAGGTTTTTGCCTGTGGCTCGGCCTGCTGGTCGAGTGCTGCCTGCAGCCCCTCGATTACCACGGTCTGGATAGGTGCCGGGTCTGCCAGCGCAGCACCAATGGCTTTTGGCAGTGCAGCCATGCCGTAGCCGTAGGCAACCACGGTCAGCACCGACTCGAAAACCTCAACATCCCATTCGTGTTTGCCACGCGCAAAGTCGAGCAAATTGCGAATGCTTACCCCTGGAAACTCTGTGGGAACTCTTAGCGGATCCATAGCCCAACCTCCTAGACGATCCAGTCGATTGACTGGTTCTTTGGAAACCCAGTGAACTTGCTGTATGCAAACGAGTCACGCGCTCGCAGCATGTTGTCAGCAATCTTGGCCTCCACCCACCAACCAGATGCCGGCCCGCCTTCGGGTGCCGGCCCCGTGGTTGAATCGCCGCCCCAGCTATTCACTACGAACAGGCCGGGCCTACTACCTTTGCGGTAGCCAATGAATGCCATCGAATGGCCCCAGTTACCTGCAGCAGTGCAGAACCCGGCACTATCGCGGCTCATGCGAAAACCTTGATTGCTGCAGACGTTAATCCCAAAGCCTTGAGACAAGGCAATACAGGCATCTTCAAAGCTAGTCACTAAGGTGACGCTGCCGACTGGATTCTTTTTGGCAATTGCCTCTAGCTCATTCGGACAGCCTGCACCTGGTGCACCCCATTTGCGTGCGCGTGCGCCATCGTATTTAGTCAGGTCGTGTGAACCGTAGACATCCTGCGGAACCACGCCCCACAGATTGACCCACTTAGCTGCCCATGCGCCAACGCTGCCATCACCACGGATGCGGCCACCGCCAACCTCGACACGGCTGCCAGCGTAGATGACCTCCATTGATGGCGTTTTCGGCTGTTCATGGTCGCCGCGTTTAATCTCGCTGATTTGCGTGAATAACATGGCCGCGCTGGTTCCGAATGAAACGCAGGTGCCGTAGCTGCCCTGGTTGAAAATCGGCCAAGGCTTGCCAGCTATTTCCTCGTACTCTTTCCAGCCATAGACATGGTCTGGGATTTCGTCGAATGACACAGCACCGGCATCGGTTGCGCCAAAGTTTGACCAGGGCAGATCCTGCACCACCTCGGTGACTGCCTCTTGATCATCTACCCAGCCTGTGGCGTACTCGGTCAGTTCGTCACTCATTTCGCCAGCTCCTCCAATACATAACCAAGACGGCTGAAATAGCTGGCCGCCTTGCTGGCGAGCGCTGGAGTTAGCTGCGCTGTTGGCTGGTCACCTAGTTGCCGAATGGTTTCCTGCGCGATGCGCTCCCTAATAGAGCGAATGGCGCCAGATGGGACTACTTCGCTGGCACTTGTCTTGATGCCGCCGTAGAGCGTGCCAAGGTCGGCAAACTGGTCAACGGTAGCGGCTGCTCGGCGGTAGATGCCTGCCAAAGCCTTGACGTGCTTTTCCTTATCTTGCTCCTGCAATCCGCCATAGATGCCGATTAGCGCATCGAGCAGTTTGTCTTTGTCTGGCGTAGGCGGCGTAGGTGGTATTGGCTCGGGCGGCACATTGTCAGGCTTGCCACCGCCAATAACAACCTTGCAGATCTGCGGCTCGCTGGGAATATCCCCAGCAGCGGTGTAGGCCAGCAGTCTGTAGGTGCCGGCTTTTGCGGCCACCACAACAGTCGCTTTTTGGTTGGCCAGCAGCGCTGCGGGGAAGACCGATAGGCCTGAATCGATTGGATAAAACTTGACTTGTTTGTTATTCGTTTCAGCAATCACAGTGACAAACGCAGCAACTTCGCCTGTGACTTCGGCTGGAATCTTGAGGTCTTGCCCAGCCAGTAAAATTAGCGCCCAAATCATTTAGTCTCTCCGCAGACAGGTGATGTCGTTTATTCTGGTATGCACTTCTTTGATGCTTTCTGCGATGGTTTTGTTTGTTTGTTCAAGCGATGTTAGGAAATCGAAGTGCCTATTACGCAGCGGAACTAATAGCTCTTTGCCTAGCCAACTGCCAGCAGTCCAGATGGCGTAGCCCATGCCTGCGATAATCACGGCAGGGAATCCTAGGTCACGAGCGGCAGTTATCCAGTCCATAGTGACTATCTCCTATTTACCTCATTCTGAGGTAGTAGGCTCACGAAGCTCGGCCAGCGCCTTGGCCTTGGCTAGAAAATGCTGATAAACAGCCTCGGCAGGCAGGTTGTTGTGCGGCTCTGTGCCGTTGCCGTGCTGCGGTGTGTAGAAACTATTGGCGCTTGGATTGACCTTGCCTCGGCATCGATGGACAAACAGCGGCTCGGCATCTGGTCCAAGATGAATAAATGCTGGGCCAACCCATTTAGGAACTTTCTCATAAATAGCGCGGCTGCGCTTAGTCCACGCCCAGGCTACCCGTGCCGGTCCTTTGTCGCCATAGTCCCAGTGGTAGGTGAGGTCTGACATCTCATTGAGCTTGCTGGCTATTTGCGCCTCTTCCCATACTTTGCCTAAATGGTACAAATATTGTCCTGTTTCGATTGGTGGTGAATCATCACGCTCGATGCCCCAGCGCTCCCAGCGCGTCCATGGCTCAGCGTTGGCCAGGTCTGGATAGTGAACGCTGCCGGTTTGCTGGTACAGGCTGCACCCGTAGAGTAGGTTAGGATCTCGTGCCGGATAGCAGTCGGAATCTAGCCAGAGCGGTTGCTCAATGCCGGAATGGAGCACAGCGTAGAGCTTGATCTCGAATCCGTTGAGAATGCGGTATGGGTTGAGCTTCCTGACTTCGTAGGCATCGACGCAAAGCACATCCAATTTGCGCAGCTCGGAAATCCAGAACTCGTCGTATTCCTGCTCGCCGAGATACCACGCCTGAATCGTGTGCCTCCAGCCCATCTCACGGCAGATAGCCGCCATCGTCCAGGTGCCCGGCCAGTAGCGACCGCCTCCACTGGTGACGATGCCACGCTCGACGGCAAAGGCTGATTGGCTGCCGCTAATTGCCTGGCGCAGGTCGTCGATGATCCTATGCACCGCCTTGGTCTGGTTGCCGGTGTAAACTCCGCCATCGTTAGTGAGCTTGGTACTTGTCAGCAGTTGCGCCCACTGGTCAACGGTTAACTGCTCCTCGGCTTGGTACTCTGGACAGCGCCAGCAGGTCATCACCGTTTCATCGTTGCCGTAGCGCCGGCAGGTGCCATGGATGCCGCAGGCGTGCAGCTCGGTACCGCCACCGCATCCGACTGGGCAGGTGGTTTTTAGTTCAAGCTTATCGCCTAGGTGCTGGCATTTGATTCTGCCGCGTTTGGCTCGCTCTTTGGCTAGGTCGGAGTTGCTGGCAAAGGTTTTGCCAGGGATGATTGGTGCTGGTTGCGCTGGTCCTTCGCCGTTCCAGAGTTTGCGGTAGCGCTCGTCGTGCAGAAACAGCTTGCAGATGTGGCAAGTGCACAGCTTTGGATCAAGCGGACAAGGCTTGTGTAAAACCATTAGATAACCGGACCTCCACCGCCACCACTAATACTATTTTCCGTCAGAATCATGGTTGCCTTGATGCACGAACAGTCAAATTTCACATCGGCTAAAGTTAGGTTTTGATCTATCCAACTAGGGTATTCCCAACCATTTCTGCCAAGGCAATTTGCAAGACATGGAGCAGAAATATCGTTAACTTGATCACCACAAAAAGCTTCTGAATTTATTGTAATTTGCAAGGGATCGCAACTGTCAACGCTGATAGCGCCGTTATAGCCAGGAATATAAAAATGCAAGACCCAATGGTCTATAGGCAAAGCCAAATGTCCGGTTCCATCGCTAAAAAATACAAAATATGGGCACTTCTTATATGTCAAACATGATCCAATTGACCCGCCTATGAAAGGACTGTTGCCTGATCCACCAAAACACTCAATGTATTCTGGTGAACCATCAACCATATTTTTGGAAACAATCAAATCCCCATAGCAAACCAACGGAATTTCAAATGATTTTCTAAATAAATCGCAGCAGCTAGGGCAATCGGTAACGCAATCTTGAGTGCTTCCTGTTTCAGGACCATCTAGAATAGCTCCGGCACCCAACGAACCAGAACCAGAACCAGAACCACAACTTCCAATTGGTAAACCAGAGCACTGAGAATAGCTTAAAGTAACTGATAAATAAAACGCTGTCTTACAGGCTGTTTTAACGCTTGAAGTAGAGCACTCACTTAGTGCTTTACCAGCGTCAAAAAACGAGCATTGGCAACTACCACTACCGGAACCCGAACCGGAACAGCAGTTGCAATTAGGATATACTAAAGTTATTTCTGCCACTAAGGGGATCCACTAGACGGAGCAGATGTAACAGTACCACCAGGAATAGTCAGGATTTTCTTAGTCACCACCAGCGTGGAACCAGAACAAGTCACATCAGTCACCACAGTCTGCGTCAAATTGGTCGCCGTGCTGGCCACACTACCAGCCACCACCCACAGACCAGCAGCACTGCCAGAACCAGAACCGGAACCAGAACCAGAACCACTGCCGGCATACCAGCCAACGCAGAGCGCAACGTATTTATTGCCGTTGGTTAATGTGGCGTTGTTCGGTTCGATGACGCTAACGATCTCATAGTCTGACCAGGTCGAGCTGTATGCATCGCTATTCCTGCCAAGCAGTTTGGCCGGATAGGTGCCGTCTGACTGCTTGGCACCTGTCACCTGCACCACACGCACAGCAACGCCCTGCACCTCGTACTGCTCGGTGAGATGCTCGCGGAATGTTGGAGCCATCCCACCGCCTTCAAACGCCTTAAGCATTTTGCCGAGGCGCTTGATCGTCTCTAGCTCTAGCGAATAGCCAGCCATTAAAGCGGACTCGGGAAGGTGATAGTTCGGTAGATGTCCCAAGCTTTGTAATAGGGTTTAGTGTCGGCGGCTAATCTGTTGGTGCTGCCGTCCATCAGCACAGCCTGTGTGACTGGCTGTTGCCCAGGTGGATCACTAAACGCGGTGTATCGCGTGCCATCCCATCTACGTTTGCCGGCATCGAGCAACACCAGCTTCCAGCCGAGCACTGGCCAACTGGCACCTAACTGCACCCATCCGCTGGTGTAGGTTGTGGTGCTTGGCCTAAACTCAAACGCCAAAGTCCAACGCCAGTAGGCCAACCCGTTTTCGTAGACGGCCTGAGCGTTGAGGCTGTTTAGCCTGGTTGTTTTGGCCGCCAGCGAAATCGTTGAGCCTGGCGGTGTGATAGTTAGCGTGCTGGCGTTCAGTTTGCCGACTGCGCTCATCCACGCCTCAGATGGTGGTGTGGATGCGTTCAGGCCGATGGTGATCTGAGCGCCAAACTTCTGGATCTCGCTAGCTGGCAGAAACGGATCGTAGGCACTATTGAGAATTGCGTTGCCGTCCACATCTCCGCGCAGCGCCTCTGGGTAGGCGACTGTGGAGATCTGGTAATCACGAGGCCTAGACAGTGGCGACTGCACCCGCTCAGCAGGCGCTTGGCCTTGCTGCTGCGTGTCTATCGCAGGATTGCCGGTTGCACCAGTGCCAGTGCCACCGCCTTGGAATGTGTCGGCGTTGTAGGCGTAGTTGGCTGTTACTCGCCAGAGCGTGCCATCGTTTTGATCTTGATCTACCGAAAAGCCAACGCAGTAGGCCAGCGAGTCTTCTGGGTGAACTGACCAGACAAGCGGCAGGCTGGGATGGCTGCCAGCGTAGTAGGGACCATAGCCAGCCGAATCAGTCTTGACCAGAAACGCGCGCTTGTACGCTCGCTGGTAGCGCTGGTCAACGCTGCCGCTTCGGCCTTCGATGACTTCCCTGAATAGCGTGTAGGCCATGTCTTACCTCAGATGCCTACTTGAACTGTGCCGGGTAGTTTAATACCAGCCAGTAGTGTCAGCATTTCTGCGCCTTGGCGAGTTTGTTCTTTAGCCTCTGCTAGTATCTCTTGTTGCGGTTCTTTACCGCCGCCAAGCTGGTTGCGAACCATGGCCTCAACTGCTGCCGCGCTACCTGCTTGCAACCGCTGAACAGAAAAATCCGCAGCACTTGCAAGCTGGCGTTGTGGGATTTTGATAGCGTCAAGAGGTTGGCCGCCTTTTGGAAGACCCAGATCGTTTGCTCTACGAATATCGGCAACTGCTGCACCTTTTTTAATGTTGTCAAAAAAAGCAGTAATCTGCCCTTCTCTAGCAACTCGGTCCTGCTCAGCTTGTTTAACGCCTATCTGGTCTAGGAATTCTCTAGTCTCTAGCAGCGCTGCAGTCTCGCCGGAAATCAATCCTGATACGCCTTGGTCAAAAACAATCAGCACTTTTTTGGCCATCGTCTCCAGATTGATAATGATCTTTTGAAACTCTGAAGCAAAATTATTTGCAGTCTTTGCAATTATTTCAGCAATCTCAAAAGCAAAATCCCTGCTTTTTTGGAAAGACGATTGGAGCCTGTCCGCCTCCCCAGCCGGACCAAGCGCTTCTAGTAGTCCTTTGGTAATCTCCTTGACTATGCTGCTAATAGCATCAATCACACCACGAAGACTTGCTAGGAATGCTGGAATATCCAAGCCGTCTATTAAGCCTTTTCCAATGTCCCTGAACAGTTCAACAACGCCTTGTTGCAAACGGCTTAGCTGGCCATCAAAACTGTTAAACAGCCGCTGCGCTGCCTCGATAGCTTCCGGTGTTTTGACTGCATCCTGCATAGCCAATACCGCAGTACTCGCCTGAACGGTCTTATTGTTGACCGCATTGATGGCATCTTCCACCGAGTGGAACTGACCGGTTACATTGCTGAGCCTGACAGCCAAAGCCTCATAAACCTTTAGGCCGCTTGACTGCATTTGTTGCAGGGTCGAGGCCTCTGCAACACCAGATTTGACCATCTCACTAATGCCGCCAGCCAATTGACCTAGGCCACCCTGCCCAAGCAGTGGTGCCACATTGGCAAATGTTCGCATTAACTTTTCGGCGCTGCCGGCATCAACGCCTGCTGTGGCAAGCTGCTGAAATCCTCCGACAACCTCACTAAGCGGCACACCCATATCGCGAGTTATCTGGCGCAAATTTTCTAGGCTTTCAGCACCTTTATCGAAACTGCCTGCCATCAGGCCCATTTTGACTTGCATGGTTTCCAGCTCGCCGCCAAGCTTAATCATTTCACCGACAGCGGCAATTGGCGCGCCTATGAAAAACTGCGTTACGCCTCGCAGCATGTCGAATCCAGACTTGACATCGTTGGCACCCTTCAATGCCTGTGCCAGCCGGCCAAATGCACTACCAGCCTCATCAGCTTTTTTGCCAGCCTCGCTTGTTTTCTTTGCTGTTCTAGCTAATCCGTCTTCAGCCTGTTGGCCGTTCCAGCCAAGGTTGATCGCTAGTTTGCTAATCGTCGCCATGGATTACTCCTCCCAGCGACCTCAAGTATGGCAAAATGGCTGACTGATCAGGCTCATGTTTATCGAAACGAGGTATCCAATCGCTTACCTTGGTGTTTTTGCACCAAGGCGCTGCGCTGGCATAGCAGGAAATGGCATTCAGCAGATCCTGCCGATATGGTCCCCATGGCTCAACTGCCAGCAGGGCGATCCATTCAGACAGTTCGGAACTGGTCAACCGATCACCCAGCTCGGCCACAGTCATGCCAAGGTGGCCGGCTAAGGCAAACATCAGGCGGCGGGTGCTTCCGCCTGGTTCTCGTAGTTTTTTTCCAGCTCATCCACATCTGATTTAGTTAGCCTGTTAATTCGCATGGACGCTTCAAAGATGCGATCCATTGCCGAGGCCGGCAACTCGCCGAGGGCGGCCACATCAGAATCAGCAAACATGCGCAGGCCAGTGCTGTCTGACAAGGTCAGCACCGCTAGCCTGGCGCGGATATTATACATCTTTGCGCTGCCTTTTTTATCGATAGACGAAGCCTCAAAGGCATCTCTTTCGCTGGCAGTAATTTCCTTAACGAACACGGTGCCACCCCACTCTGGCACCTTGATTTCCTCAACACGTCCTCGACTTTTGCCAAGGATTTCGTCCCTATTCAAGCCCATTCAATTTCTCCGTTAAACAGCAGTTACTTGCAAGGTTACTGAAAAGCGCAAGGCTTCATCACTTGCGCCAACAGTTGGTTCAGTAATTCCGCTGATGTAGCCTTGGTAGCTGATCAGCGCATCGATGGTTGAGCCAGGGAAATTAAGGCTCAGCGTGACGCTGTTGTAGCCAATGCTTGAACCAGTAACAGTCGCTTGCCAATCGCGCAGCGTTTTAAGCGTATTGGTGGCCGTAGCTGTGTCTTCGAGGTAAACCTCAAAAGTCACAGTGCCTGGATCAACCCGGCTTGGCAGGCGCTTCAACGTGTAGTCAGACAAACCAGTAATTTCAGCCATTGCCACTGATCGAGTGGTGCCGGTGACGCTGATGCAATTCAGGACAATCGCAGTGCCAGTTGCTGGCGTAAGTGTCGCAATCGTCCCAAGTGGTAGTACTACAGCCATTTTTTACTCCTCATTCCGTGTATGTGCCTACAATCTCAATTGAGATTATGCGGGCTGACTCGTCCGATCCGTCTTGATAAAGCTCGTTAGAGCTTGCCTCTTCCTCGACCAACCATTGATGGACGAACAAGCTGCCAATAGTCTGCCGGCTTGGTGTTGCAGCAATGGCAGACGCGATCCAGTTGGCTGTAGCCTGTGAGCTACTGCGCGTCTCGCCGACAACTGTGACCTGTACACGTTCAGTAGTTGCAACCACGGAGCCGCCAGTGGTCCTTTGCCGTTGCCTGCTAACAGACTGGTAAACAGCATAAGGCTGGCTTGTATTGCCTTGGCCGGTTTGGTCGGGTGATATTCCGCCAGGCAAATAGGTGGCATAGTTGGCGTAGGCGGCCAAATAGGTGCGCACAGCTTGACCAAGTACGCTCATACTGTGGCAGTCCTTTTGGCCATCGCCTTTTGCAACTCTTCACTAAGGATGCGTGCTGTGATGTCTTCGCATTGCGATCTATTGGCATTTAATGCCGGCTTTAAAAATGGTTTCCCAGCTACTGGCCGTAGCTTGCCAGACCGCCATAGTTTGGCCGTAAACCCATTCTCAATTAGGTGGCTGTAATTAGTTGGGTTAACAGGCACCATTACGTTGCGCTGCGCTGCAACGCTTCGTTTTGGCTTGTGATAAGTCTTAAAAGCCATGATTTTAAACTTGCGGCGCGGGCCGATGATTGCGTAAACTGCGCCTGTTTTTTTAGATGTCGTTACTCGGTAGCCGAGACTCTTCTTAAGCTGCCCAGTTGTGCCGTAACGAAAAACCTTTTTGCCTTGGTACATAATCCGCTTGCGCTTGGCCGGCACGAGCGTGCGAGCAGTGCGAAGGATAGGCGTAGTGCACGCTCTTGCCACACGGCGCAAGGCAGGCTTGATCTTCTTGCCAGCATCTCGCAGAGCATCTATTAGATCAACTGCTCCGGCCAGATTTAAGCGAAGGTCGCGAGAGCTAGCCATTACGCATTTTCCTCGGCATCAATCTCAAGCGAAATGCCTCGCTCCTCAAGATCACGCACGCCTCGAACATTCAACTCGCGGCTGCCAAATAAAATACGATGCTCAGCAGTTACATCAGCTCGGTGGCGTATTGTCACCCGGTGCGTGATGTCAGCCTGCTGCTGGTTGGCTAGCTGGCTCTCGGTCGCAGTCACCGGCAGCACCTTGCCCCAAACAGTGGCGTAGGTCGCCCAAGTGCGAGTGGGTTGCCCATAGCTGTCGGTGCTGTCGGTTGCCGACTGCAGCGCCAGACGGTGCCTCAACTCGCCAATAATCACTGGTAGTCACCAACAGAGTAAATCTTCAGGATTGAATCGACCGCCAATGGCACTTCGCTTCCGGCACCTGGCTGAACCGCAGAGCGGTTTTCATACCAGTGCGCCACCAGCAGCTTGATGCAGGTGGTCAGCAGCGCCGGCACGTTGGCAGCAGCAGTGCCATAGCCGGCAACATAATCAACTTCGACTGCGTTTGCCTTGCCATTTTCGGTGTTCGGCCAGATGTCCAGCGGTGTCAGGTTTAGCCTGGGCGGGTTGCCATCGAGGTCTAACTCGAAATCACCACCGGCAAATGTCATCGTGGTAAGTGTGCCGTTTTCGTCGTAGTAGCGGATGCGCGGCATCGCATAGCTGTAGGCACCACCCACTGCGATTTGCACCGCAGGCCCACGCAGCAACTCAATAGCGCCTTCTGGAAAATAGTCCATGGTTTGGCGGTAGGTGGTGTTAACCAGTGGCCGCCTGGTTTGCCGCTCGACATAATCGCGTCCAGCAGATATTAGCGCACCAATCAGCGCATCGTCTGTGCTGTGGTCAACGCGCAGGTGGAGCTTCATGTCAGAGGTTGACACTGGCTCCACTGTTGCGGCAGTTAATACTTTGAGGCCCACTTAGCGCTTGCTCCGTTTAGCGGCTTGCTTGGCCTCGGGTGTTTCCACCTCGTTAGCTTTATATTCGACAATGCCGTCCACGCAGATCGCAAAACCAGCGGCAATGATTCGATTCGCATCGACTGCATCGGGATGATCCCAGATGTCACCGACACGGTAGGTGCCGAGAGGACCGGAGATACATTCGAGCATTTGAATCTTCATTGCCTTGGTTTCCTGATCTGCGTGGGCTATTAAAAGTTAGGCTTGAACCATGTGCTTGATCGCACCGCTGGCCAAGATCTTGCTGTCAGTTCTGGCCCATGCCGTGAATCCAACTGCACCGTTAGCGGCATAGAGCTCGTCGAGCCTTTGGATGCGGATATTAGCCACATCGCGGATCAGGAACTTGTTCATGGCACCGAACACCATCGTCTTGAGGCCAGTGGTGATGGCGCTGTTCAGGCTGTTGCTGATTACCAGCGGGAAGCCATGAATGCGAATCTCACCAGGGATGCGGTAAGACTCCTGGAACAATGGCTGGCCGTTGCTGTCCACCAGCTTGCGCACATACAGCCAAACGCTGTCGTGCATCACCAGAGCGCAAGAAGGATCTTGGCGATAGGCGATGTCGACGCTGTGAATCAGGTCGAGGATTTCGGCTGATGTGATAGCGGTTGCGCTGGCAGTGGTCTTGCCTGCGGTGCTGGCTGCAATGCCTGTTGGTTGGCTGGAGCCTGTGCCGGTTGCGACATAGTCAGCCATGATTCGGCCAAGACGCTCGCCGAGCAGGTCGCCGATATAGGTTTCGAGGTCAACAGCGTTGTCGTCCAAGAGCTGCCAAGATACCTTGAGCGCCTTGCTACTCATGGTGTAGGCACCAAGAGAGATCTGGCCGAATGAGGTATCGGCTACAGTGAGTGCGCCATCTTCGGCCAACAGCACGCCTTTGGTGCCGGTGTCGTCGTTGGTTGGCATGGTCATCGGCTCGCCAGACTCGGTGCGCAGCACCTGAGCGTATTCGCGCAGCGGGTTGAAATAAAGCAGCGCCTTTTCGATGCGCTCGACCAGGACAGTCGGCACGTTAAAACCGCCGAGGCTGCCGGTGCTAATCACCTGTGTGGCTGTGCCGCGCTCTTCCAACTCACGCCTGCTGCGAGGCGCGGTGTCAAACAAGCGAACATTGAAATCGCGGCTACGCAGGCTAACACCAACGCGCTCAGCGGCGGCTCGGTGCGCATCAGTCGCGCGGCCATTGCCTTCTAGGAACCAGCCACGCATGGCCAGCTTGCGATCATTGTGGTAGTTTTTATCTGCAACATCCTTCACGATGTAAGGCGTGTTCAATGGCATGGGTTTGCTCCTGCGGGTGGTCTGGGATTCCAACTTTTCCAATAGGCTGGCGCAACGCGCGCCAACCAAATCCAATTTCCTTTCAGCCTCGGCAGCCTTGTCAGCGCCGGCCATCTCCTCTTCTGGCACAAAGTTCATGGCCTCCTCGATGGCGGCCACCCGCGCATCGAGATCGGCAACGCCTTGGACTAGTGCGTCCATGGCGGCTTGCTCTTCTGGAGTGAGCGCGCGAATCTGCTCAATCAGCGCGGCTCGCTCGTCAATCAACTTTTTCAATTCGGCAACCTTTTCCATGTGAATCTCCTTTGAGTCAGAAAATAAAACACTGGCAGCACGATAGCCGTGCGATGCAAGCCATCGCGCGCGCCTGATTTCAAACTCCACTTGTCGCAGGCCGCGCAAGGCAACAGTGGTATCCGGGTAAGCAGGTATCGAAACAACCGATACCTCATGTAGATCTATGCTGTTTAGCGTTCTCAGTGCGTTGCCGTATTCGTCCTTGTCCCAAGTGTCGCCACCGGGTGGCACAAGAAAGCCGAATGACATTTGGTTCACCACGCCAGAGCGCACCAACTGGCGCAGGTCGTCGGCGTAGCTCACACCTTCAGGCAAATCTATTTCAACTCGCAGGCCGCGCTTGTCGCTGGAAACCTTGAGAGAACCGTTGGTTGTCCTGGCTAATGGCTGGCTGGTGTTGTGGTCCCAAAGCGCTCTAATGTCGGCGTTGTTTTCGAGTGACTTGTCGAATGCGCCAGGTGTAATCTTTTCCCTGAATCCGCCTAAGTCTTCGCTCAATGCAGGCGCGTAAACTGCAGCATAACCGACCAGCTTGCCGCCTTCCTGCTCAAGTTTGCTAGTTCGTTTTTCGAGCATTGCCGCCTCCTCGTTTGCGTGTTGGTGTGTCCCCGACACTGGCTGGGTTAGGGCTAGCGCTGGGCGAAAGCGCGGGGACCAGTGCCGGGGTGGCTGATGGCGCTGAAGGGCCGTTTGGCGCACTCAGCGGTTGCATGTTGAGCGGTTGCAGATACTGGTCGCCACCCTCGATTGGCGGCAGGTTTTCACGCTCGCGTATCTCGTTGGTTGAGAGAATGCCCCAGTTCTTCGCAACCGCATAGACTTCATAACGGGTCTTAATATCCGCTCTTAACAGGCCTTCGATTAGATGCTCAAAGTAGTATTCTCGGCGCTCGACTGTGTTCAGCAGTTTTATCTGCAGTTCTTGCTCCAGGCGAATTAGCCAGGGGCGAAGTGTCTCGGTGTAAAACGCTTGGTTTTCAGCCTCGATGCTTGAGTAGGTCTGGCCGGTGTTGTCCCGTAGTTTGCTCGATGGACAGTTAAACCAACGAGCCACCTCGGCAACTTGGAACTGCCGAGTCTGCAAAAACTGCGCATCGTCTGGCGGCACACCAAGCGCCTGCCATTTCATGCCTTCCTCAAGGATTGCAATTCGGTGAGCATTGTCGAGGCCGCTGTGCAGGCGCTCATAGTCGCCACGCAAACGCTGCCGTGCGTCGTCGCTCAATCTGCCTGGGTGTTCCAACACACCAGATGGCCTAGCTCCAGTGCCAAACAGCTTGGCACCAAACTTCTCGGCAGCCAATGTCAAGCCTAAGCTCTCACGAGCAGTGCGAACCACGCTGTAGCCCATCACGCCATCACCACCGAGGCCGCGTAAATGAATGACATTGGCACCGGCAAGAGTGACATGGCCGCCTTGCGGTTGGCGCACTTTGTAGTAGATGTTGCCGTCCACTTCGCGGTATGGCTCTACGCGCTCTGGTGCGAGTAGCCACAGCGCCACAGGCACGCCATCGCTAGCTCTGCGCTCAATCTCGGCGTAGCCGTTGCCGTAGGTCAGAGCGTGCGCAAACAGGCTTTCACGAAACACCAGCGAACCGATGCCAGGGCAAGGCTCGTCGTGCAGCAAACCATAGAGCGGGTGCTCGCTGGCTCGGGTGCGGGTGGCTCCGTCTCGGCGGTAGGTGATTAGCGGTAGGCTGGCAGCGCCTTCAGAAATCACACGCACTGCAGCCCACACGGTGGCGCAACTGAGTGCGCTTGCCTCATCGACACGCACTCCCGACTCGGTGTTCCTACCGCCTAACAAATCTATCAAGGCAGGATTATTGAGCACCGCAGCGGGTGATATGCGCTTCTGCAATCCGAATATGCGCTGAATGAAATTAGCCATACAGCTAATCATTCAAACTGCTGACACGATCAGCGCCAAACGCAGATAGCCCACTGGTGGTAAACAGCACCGAGCCTGTCCACCTCATGCCAAGATTTCATCCAGGTGCGCTTGCCAGATCGGCAAGGTCCCTCGGTGCTGCATTGATAATGGATGGTTGAAGTGTCTATTCCGGCAACTACCACATAGTGACCAATGCCGTGCGCTGGTGTGGTCAGACAAATGATGGCGCGGTCTGTTAAGGTGAATGCTTTAAGGTCGTCCCATTGCATACTGCCTGCCAGCACATGGCAGCCAATTGAGCGGAAAAATGCCTCGATGCTGCGCGGGTCGGTGCCGTCTAGGCTGGTGCAGTTTAGGATTTGGAAATGGCTGGCCTTGGGTCTGCGCTTGATGTGGCGCAGCACTACCTGCACAGCAACCAGCCCGCAGTCATGATCACCCGACTGCCGCAGGTCAGGCAGAGAAATCACAGCATTCCCAGCCCGCGACCTTCGTAGACGCTGGTGCCGGTCACCTCGCCTAGCTGTGCCCTGGCTATTGCCATCACGCCTGCCACGCAGAGGTCTATTTTCTCGGTGCTTTTCGATTTGCTTGGCTTGATATTGCCTGCGCTGTCGCTCTCGATCACCGCATTGCCCCAGCACCAGCGCTGCACCGGGTGGCCATCGTGCCAGAGTCTTCCCTGTAAAACCAGAGACTCGGCAGCTTTAGCCGCTGGTGACATCGAGGCGTAGCCTTGGCCAAACGCCACCACGCTCAGGCCTTCCGCCTGCAGTTCCTGCGCCAGTTGCGCCGCGTTCCAACGATCGATGGCGATCTCACGAATGCGGTACTCGCTGGCCAATGCCATGATTTGCGCCTTGATTTCGCTGTAGTCAATGACCTCGCCTTCGATAAGCGTTAGATGGCCTTTGGCTGCCCACTGGTCGTAGCGTTGCTTGTTTCGGCGTTCGCGTTCTTTTACTGCGCCAGTCGGTGCCCAGGCAAACGGCTTCAGAATGATTTTGTCGTCAAATGGAAACGCCAGCACCAAGGCGCTCAAGTCCTGCGTGCTGCTGAGGTCTAGCCCAGCCCAGCAGGCTCGGCCTTTCAGGTCTGGCAATGGCGCGGCGCAGGCATCAAAGCGTTCCATGTTTAGCCAGCGTGTGCTACTCTGCGTCCATTGGTTCAGGTGTAGCCTGCGGAAAGACTGCTCCTCTGCTGGGGATGCAAGCGCTTCGTTGACCTTTTGGCGGAAGTAGTCAGGCTTTACGGAAACATTGTATCCGGGATTGGCCGCCTTCCATGTGGCCTCGATGCGCCAGTCCGCCTCTGGTGGTGCCTCATAGATCACCGGTAGCATCGTCTCATCAAGCTCTTGGCCGGCAGTCCGCGCATCGGCTACGGCTCTGCCTCTGCTGTAGATCTCATGCCATAGGCTCTCGCGGTCGTAGCCTGCTGTGGAAATCATGATGACGCTTGGCTGCCTGCGTGCCAGCACTGATGTAGTCAGCGCCTCGTATAACTCACGATCTGGCCAGACGTGTAGCTCGTCCATCACCACTGCTGAGCAGTTCAGGCCGTGCTGTAGCTTGCCATCGGCGGCAATGCAGCGCAAGAAACCGCCTGACTTTTTCACGATCTCGCGGCGCAGAACCGTGCATCGAGAGGCTAAGGTTGGACAGCTTTGCACCATGGCCGCAGCGGTATCAAAAACAATGGCCGCCTGATCTCGGCTGCCTGCAGCACACACCACCTCGGGAAATTGTTCGCCATCGGCAAACAGGTGGTACAGGCCGAGCATTGCCGCCAATGTGGATTTGCCTTGCTTGCGTGCCAAGGCGATTGGCATGGCTCGGTATTGGCGCAGTCCATCTGGTCGCAAGGTGCCATAAAACGGGCGCACGATGTCCCGCCACTGCCAGTCGGACAAGATGAAAGGTTGGCCAGCGTGCTCGCCCTTGATGTGTTTCAGGCTTGCCGAGAAGATGGCAACACGCTTGGCAGCGGCAAGGCTTAGCCGAGAATCTTGAGCAAGGCCGATGGCATCTCGTCGCCCTGATTGGCCTCGGCTTGGCTTTCGGCTGGGAGCCTTGTCGTGCCCCGCGTCCTCGGGCTCAGGTACAGGCCGCATAGGCAGTCCCTCAGCCGGCTTTCGCACCGGCCTAGCTCGGCGTAGAGTGGGTGCATCACCACGCCTCCTGCTGCGTTTTTGACCGTCGAGCTCGTCAGTGCGTCTAGCTCCACTTGCAGGCGTTCGCACCTGGCTGCGGATCTCGCCGCCAACGTCACGCTCATCAAATCGGACTTGCCGCCCACGCCCAGCGCGGCCATCGCCCCGATTAGCCATTTATATATCCTTTGCTCATCTGCCTTCAGTCCCGGTGCTTTAGCTGGCAATGCTCCCCCCGGACGCATCCAGCCGCCCCGATCCTGTGATTTTCTGCCCCTAGCCATGTATATCACCCCATACGCCAAGCCTATCGTAAATGGCGGACCAAAAACCCGCTCAGCTTCCCTAACGGTCTTCCGGCCCACCCCCCCGCTTGCCTCACCCCCCTAGGTGATAGC